TGCTCCAAAAAATTATAAGGGACAAGCTGAAGGTAATGCTCCAGAAAGTCTAGCTCAACCACTAGATGGAACAGCAGGCGAGATAAAATATAGCGATGGAGAAACTCACGAGCCACAGGCAGATATTCCAATCGAAAATGCAACGACTGATATTGCTGAAGAAACGGAAGACAAAGATATGCTTGGCAATCAACAGCATTGCCCAAGTTGTACTTGTGATCAACATGGAGATTCATCCGATAATCTTTTAGATCAACACATTGAAAATGCAAATGACTTCAATGATTCCATAGATGACGGACAACCAACCAATACAGAAGAATTGCTAGATGCTCACTTAGAAAATGCTGCTGATTTAGAACACAATATGGATGAAAATGGCATTAGTCGTCCAGAAGATTATGATCAAAAAGATGGCGATTTGGGACTTTCTGAAGAAGATCATAGCGATCCAAATCTTTCCGATGTTTTGCAAGGCGGCTTAGATCAACACGCAAACGATATTCAAAAAGAAAAAGTAATGCAATTAGTAGGCCAAGCCTTGGATAGCTTTAAGGCTCAAAAACAAATTTTAGACAAAGCAAAAGAACAAGCACCTCAATTATATGATTCATGCTTACAAATGTTGAGAGCAATGATCGAGCTTTGTTCTTTAGCCGGTTTAGATAATAGTGGAGAGGCAGAACAAGAAGTTAATGAAATTGAAGGCCAATCTGAAATTCCAGAAGAACAGCCCGGTTCTGAACAAATGCCAGAAGAACAAGATGAAGAATCTTGTCCTAATTGTGGCAAACCCCACGAAGAAAAAGAAAAGCCAGCGGCTCCAGGAGGAGCTAGCCCATTCCCAAAAAAGTAGCGCCAGAGTCTAGCGGGGCTACTGGCGCGATAGGTCAAGGAATAGCCAAATTACCAAGTAAAAATTCTACCCCTCATATCGCTAAAGAGCCTATTCCAGAAGGCGGTATAAACGCAAAAGGTCAAAAGAAAATAACTGATCCTCAAGGAAAAGTTCGTTTTGTTGATATGAAAGAGGGGCGCGTAAAAGGCGCAGGGGGCGTGCCTGTAAAAGGCTAATATGCTTAAATTTAGAGTAGACCCCAAACAGATTTTGGATGCTTGTAGAGATTCTCAAGAAGAAGTTAAAAAACAACTTTCTAAATCCATTAATGATTTGGCAAAAGCAACCCAAAAACATATTTTAGAATTGGCTAATTCTGAATTAAGTCCAAGTTTAAAACTCATTTTTCGTGGTAAAGATGGGGAGCAAAATGTACGTATGGACACAATTTCTCCCAACGTACACGTGATAACGATAACTGGGTCAGCTTATTGGATAGAAGAAGGTATTCCCTCTAATACCGATATGAAAACTTCTTCTTGGCTTTTTAAATCTAAATCAACAAAAACTTCTAAAGATGGTCATCGTTATTTGGTAATTCCATTTGAGCATTCTAAAGCACCATCGACACAAATTGGATATGAAAAAGGCTTAACAGATCGTATTAAATTTGAACTTAAAGCACAAAATAAACTCAGAAAAGCCCAAGGATTAAGTCAAATACCATGGGCCTCTATTGAAACCGATAAATCTGGTAATCCTAAAGAAGGTTTAGTTCATGAGTTCGATTTTAAGGGCGGGAAGGCTAGCTCTAAATGGACTTCAGATCCTTTAGAACGTTTAAGAGTTTATCAAGCCATAGAAAAAGATGCGCAAGGCAAAGACAAATTAACTAAAAGTGGTAAGAAAAAGGTAAGTCGTTCGTGGATGACTTTTAGAACTGCCTCAGATAGTACTAAAATTAATCCAGAAACAGGAGTTTCTCCAAAAGAGAAGTTTATTCATCCAGGATATACAGCAAAAAAGTTCATGGATAAATCAGCAGAATGGTGCGAGCAGGAATTTTACAATAATATACTGCCAACTATTTTTGAGAAATGGAAGGATTAACCTATGATTTTTCAAACGGACGTAATGTTAAAAACTATATTGGAACAAACTTTAGAAGATATTAGAAAAAATATCTGGTTATTAGACTATATATTAGACCAATTTACAAGAAATCAATTTTTAAAAACTAGATATGGTGCAAAACAAATTACAGCTGCTAAAGAATGGTTTTTAAACAATAATATAAATGTTCAGCTTCAATTTTCTAAAGATAAGGAAAAATTTCCAGCCATTTTCTTAACTCTAGGCTCTTCTAATGAAGTTCAGGATTTAAGAACCATGGGAGATGTGGATACGACCAATTTAGTGCTTATGCCCAATTTAGTCGGACAACCAATTCCTTATGTAATTAAGCCCTTCGTCCCTACTAATTTTGATCCATCTACTGGATTAGTAGGAGTTCCACTTGGAACGGATATTGCAGTGATTGCCCAAGGAATGGTTTTAGTTAACCCCTCCAATGGGAACGGTTTTGTGATTGAAGGCATTTCTGATGGCCAAATCCAAATCCAGCCAGGTGTAGAAATTGACGCCTCTCAACTTGGTGTTATACCCCAATATCGTTTTTTTACATCTAGATTAGGTAGAAGTTTTTTCGAAGAAAATTGGAACATAACTTTAGCAACAAATGATCCTCAAACTCTTCTATGGCTACACTCTATCACCGTATTCGGACTGCTGAGATACAGAGAATTCATGGAACATAATGGTTTTGATGAAACTCATTTTAATAGTACCGATATTTTTACACATGATTTTTCCCGTCCAGATGGGGAAGAAATTTTTTGTAGACAAATTACCATGTTTGGAAAGGTACAACAGCACTTCATTCGCGGACTGCACAGAAATATAGAATCCATACTTTTAAGGGATATTGATCCTGCTTCAGTTACCCCCGAAAATCCCGATGGTTTTGTGGGAGGCATTAAAATTGTTTCTAATTTGAACACACCTCCTCTAGAAGAAAATGACACTAATTGGTATACCGTAGAAACCCCATCTTCAAATGGTCATGTGCATCATGAAGGATGTGGATGCGAAGATGAGGAATAAAACCTAAGCGAATCTTTATGAGGATATATCCGATGAAAATAACTGGATTTTGTATGCTATTCGGCTTTCTTTGTGAAAAGTCTATATTTTTAGGCATCTAAACATCTAAATATATGAAATCTTTGAGATTTTATGAATAAAAAACATAAGTTAAAGGGCCGAAAATAACTAGCTAAAACAATCTTTAAAAGGGATAGGGGTTTATTATATGTCCGATAGCAACAAATTAGTATCACCGCGTTTAGCAGCTATCGCTGTATTAGCTAAAGCTCAAGAACTATTAGCAAAATCTGAAACTCTTAAAAAATACCAAACTGAAAATTCCCCAAAGCCAGGCGTTAAATACGGTTCGATTGAAACAGCTCAAAAACCTATCGAACGCGATTATAAAGAATATGAAGTAAAATCTGGTAAGTCAAAAGACTCTTCTGGGCCTAGAGTAGCTAAACAGATTTCCCCTTCAGGTAATCCAAAAGAAGAAGCAGAAGGCAATAATCAGCCGGATGGTATGGAACCCCCATATGAATTTAAGGATAAAGTTAAAGGCGAATTAGCTAAACAGAAAGCTGCCTTAGGAAAAGCTGAAAATCCAGACAAAGAAGCTGATGCTAAATTGGGTGAAAAAGTTGAAAAAGACGTAGAACAACATTTTAAAGAAAATAAGGCGGCAGAAGCCAAAGAAGGACACAAACTTATGGCCAAATCGGGTAGTGAAAGTAAGTTTAAACGTTGTATGGAAGATGTTAAGGAAAACTCACCAGAAGTTAAAAGTCCAGCAGGTGTTTGTGTAGCTGAAGGGGTTAAACCTTCGCAACAGAAAATGGAATCAGATAAAGCTTTTATTCCAGCCGCTCTTGTAGGATCAGCCAAATTGGCTAAGTTTATGGAAAGAAAGCATGCTAAACGTAAAGCTGCAGAATCTCCAGAAGCTGTAGGACATCCGGCAGCTGATGCTCCAGCACCCCGTTCTACTCAAGCTGGACAGCCTGAAAAGAAATTTTAATATCATTAGGATAATTTATGGCTAAAAAAGAATTTCAAGAAGCACCAGAAATGACATTAGAAGAATCTAAAGCTTATCGAGCTTCATTAATAAGAATAGAAGTTAAGCCACTCACTCAAAAAGAGAAGAGAAATGCTTTTAAAGTTTATTGGAGCCAAAATAAGAAAAAGTATGGTATGACCAATAAATTAGAAGAAATTCTTTGGTTGCATCTTGTTAGCACTAAAAATGATAGTCCTGAAAGTTTTGATGCAGGATTAGCTAATTTCGGAATTAAGAAAGTTTAATAGGGAGAAATAAAATGAGTCAAAGACTTGTAACACCTTTTGTCAATACCAATGTTCCTGGCGCATATGTTGAATATAATGTGATAAGCCAACCAGTAGGAGTTGCTTCTTCCGGTATCGTAGTTATCATGGGTGAAGCAGATGGAGGTCCTAGCTATGAGAATATTTCTCTTGCTAATAGCCTTTATACTCCCGATCAGCTGAGTATGGTTATGCAGAGATTTACAAGTGGTCAGCTTGTGGATGCTTTCAGTGCTTTAACAGCACCATCAAATGATGCAAGTATCACCGGAACTGCTTCTCAAATTTACGTTGTAAAGACCAATACGGGAACTAAAGCAACTGCCACTCTAGCTTCTTATGGTACCTTGACCGACATTAATTGGGGTATCCCTGGAAATCAGGATCAATATCAAGTATTATCAGTTACTGCAGAAGTTGCTCCTAGCGTTACAGGAACCACGGTTCCTGCTTTCGGAGCCCCGTTAAATGGCGACACTTTCATGATTCGTTTGAATGGTGCAGCCGCTACTAGTGTTACACTTTCTAATACGTCCTCAGATCATGATACTATTGCTCATTTAGTGACAGAACTCAATGGTTTGCTACCTTCTGGAATTGTTGCTTCTGCTGGATCAGCTCTTAACACCCTAGTTTTTACCATGGCCGTAGATTCTTCTGCATGGGCTAAGGGATGGGGTAAGTCATTTGAATTAATTGATTCTACACCTGGTGACCTAGCTGCCTTAGGTTTAGAAGCTGGATTAAGCGTTTCTTCTCAAGAACCTGAAGTAGAACTTCAAGATTCTAATACTACAAGAGGAGTTAACGAAACCTTGGCTGCTAATGCAACAGTTGCTTTGAGCATAGGATATCAAGGAACTACTGGAACTCTTACTATTAGTTCGGGTATGCTTACTACCACCGTAACAGGTGGAACTGGTGCCAATTTAAGTATTGCTTTAAATCAATACACTACTATCGGAGTGCTAGCGACTTTCATTGCTTCTCAACCTGGATATTCTGCAACTGTTTCCCCTGCTGCAAATCAACTTCCAACGAGTGCTTTAGATGATGTAAGTGCTATTGGGATTGCTTCTACTGGCGCTGGTGATGAGCCAGGACGTATTAAAATGGGTATCTACGACTTTAAACAAGCTCTTTCGACGAGTCGCATTTTGAATTTTAGCGCTACAGCTACAGCAGGATTGCCAGCCCCAATGGCTTCAGCATCCTACCTATCTGGAGGAACACGCGGCGCAACTTTAGCAGCTGATATCGTGAATGTTATTAATTCTTTAGGTTCAATTAATTGTAACATTATAGTTCCTTTGATCTCTCAAGATGCTACTGCTGACATTGCTGCAGGATTGACTAGCCCTAGCTCAACCTACACAATTGCTGCTACGAACGCTCTATTAAAGAGTCATTGTCTTGAATATAGCGATCCAAGCCTAAACAAAAATCGTATTTGCGTTCTTTCTTATAATGGAACTTTCGCAAATGCATCTGCAATGGCTCAAGGACTTGCAAGTTTCCGTTGCTCACTAGCTTTTCAACAAGTTAATCAAGTTAATTCTTTAGGAATTATTACTTTGTTTCAACCTTGGTATGCGAGTGTTGTTGCAGCAGGTATGCAAGCTGGTGGTTTCTATCAAGCTATCGTGAATAAATACGCTAATCTCATTAGTATTGTCGATCCAAGCGATTATGATAGCGGCAGTCCTGGCGATACTTCAGAAGCCCTTGAAGCTGGTACGCTTCCTCTTTTCACCGATGTCGGTGGAGTTAGATGGGTTTCGGATCAGACTACTTATGGAGTTGATAGTAATTTCGTTTACAATTCAATTCAAGCAGTATATGATGCCGATCTTATTGCAATTGATTTGAAATATAGTTTTGCAAATGCCTTTGTTGGTAAATCGTTAGCAGATGTTTCGGCTGCTTCAGCTTCTGCTTTCTTGACACAAAAAATGGCTAGCTATATGCAGCTTAAATTAATTGCGCCAAGCAACGGAGCACCACTTGGTTTTACTGGTGCAAAAGTAATAATTGCAGCACCTACAATGACCATTTCAGTTAATATTTATCTTGCAACAGCGATTTACTTTATTCCAATTACTTTCAGCATTTCAGCTGTTCAGCAATCGGCATAATTTTAGAATAAGGAGACAAAATGTCACAAACAGTTACAGGCGGCAGAGCGCAGTTATACTTACCAGATTTGACGGGAAATCTAGTTCTTGCTGGTGTGTTCGATACAGTCAGTAGAGGTAAGGGATTGTCTACCGAGGCAATTCATACTTTGGGACAATATTCAGCTCGTGAAATTGCTATCACTGCATACAACGAAATTACTGTAAATTGCAGTGGATTTCGTGTAGTAGGAAAAGGAACCACGGTTCTTGGTAAATTTCCACGTTTAGCAGATTTGCTCAATTATCAAGGAGTAGTCATTAAAGTTGTAGACAGGCAATCTGGCGATACCATTTTGGTAGTAACTGGCGCTGTTCCTACGGCAGACAATGAAAACTACAGTGCAAGAGCTACTACTAAAACAAATATTTCTTATACCGGAATCGCAGCATTTGACGAATCTACAGTCGATGCAAGTGGCAATCCTACAGACGGTGAAGGCACTCCTTCTTGGCCATAAGATATTGATACTATTAATTAATCTTAAAAGGGCGTCTGGGAAACCAGGTGCCCTTTTTATTTGGTGATATATTACTATATGGACTTTTCCCTTCTTCCAAATGACAAAAAAGTCGAATTAGCTCGACTTATGCTCACACCTCTAAATTCCGCTAAGGAAATAAAGGATTGGGCAAAATTCTATTTGGATTTAGAAATACCTACTGAAAATACAGATCCTGACTCTACTTCTAATCCCCTAGACGCCGCTTGGTATATATATGAAACATTTAAACATAATTGGGGTAACGTAAGACCCGGCGCCATAATGATTTCGTGCAGAGAAGGCTTAAAGACCATCATTGTAACCATCTTAG